ATCCCTGCAGGTAGTATTCGTAGCCGTCGCCGGTTGCGGCGCGGATGGCATCGATGCACTCAATCCCTGCCTGATTGTAGTGCGGTGGACTATTGACCATGTCCTGTGCCCATGCAGCGTTAGCTGCGCCTTGCATACTTGCCATGCTCTCTTGCTCGGCCATCTTCTTCATATACTCCTCGTGCCTCAACGATCATCTCCATCACCAACAATCGTACCCTTGTTCATACGGCACTGCAACTTGTATATATTCATCTCTGCAATCTGCTGCAGGCTGTATCCTAAATCATCTGCTAGGGCTGCACAGTACCAGAGGACATCTCCTATCTCTTTTGCAATGTCTCCCTTGAAACGAGCATCATCCCGTCTATCGCGATAAATCTTCTTCACCTTGTCCGCAACCTCACCAGCTTCTCCCGCCAACCCGAGGGCAGGGTACGTGATCTTCATACGTTCCGGATAAATGGCATACTTACGAGCTTTCATCTGATAGCCGTTGAGATTCCAGTTTTCTCTGATCATTGCTTCTTTCCAAATTCTACCTTGACGATGTTTGTGTCGGGCATATGCTTTATATCCACGCCATTGCCCGTCTCTTCTGACATAGCTTCTTTTGTGGCCTCGAACTGCAGACGAGCCAAGCCTGCCTGCATGACCCTGTCAAAGTCTGACTCCATGAGTTCAACAAGTCCTGACAGAATGACAGCACCCGCCGGGATATATTCGTCATCTTCGTCTTCTTCTGTTGTGTCGTATGCCATCATGGATACATGATCGTCATCATCTCCCTGTCGGAAAATAAGATACCATCGATCCTTCAGGAGACTTGCCCTCTCCATGTTTATTAAAAAATCGTTATCGCTCATTTCTGCACCACTCCTCTGGTATAGAACCTTCAGCCCACTGAAAGCCGTGCTTGGTTGCCCAGTCACCATAGGTGGTCTTGGAACCCTTGTAAATTTTATTTGAGGCGCGAATGAATACAAAACGTATGTCTAGGTCCGGATTCTGTTCCTTAACTAGCAGCATCTTCACCCTGTCACCCTTGTCAAGGTGGCCCTTCGTTTCCACGTACACGTCTGTGTCGGGGAAGTAGAAGTCAGGAGTGTAAGTTCGCGGCTTGGGTATGTATACCACCCGCTCTTTTTCGTACTCAAAAGATATGCCCCGCTCTACAAGTTTGCGGGCGATGTTCGACTCGAACTGTGATCTGAATTTTAGTTTTCGCATTAGCCTTGCAGCGGAAACGCCCCCTTTACCAAGTTTAGCCTCTTTAGCAGATACTGTTCTACTTTTGGGGTATATTTTCTTAAACGTGACAGTTCCTCGTTTAAGGGAATCGTCGGAATACATACAGCAGCACCCATCCTCAAGTGTTGATTGATATGTTGAAACTCTTCTTCTATGCGTACGATATCCCGGGCCTCCGTCTCTGATGCTAGGTAGCCTGATTCGGAATAGTTGTTACGCAAAGTTAAGGGCAGCGAACCCTCTATATTTCGCACCTTGACCAGTGCGGGTTCGCCGCCCCTACTTTCGTGACTTTCTATGTATACGTGCCTGATCTGTGGATTCAGGTCCAGCAACTTAAGATCGTACGTGCTGGTATAAATGATAGGCATGTCATCGCTCTTTCTTTACCAGCTTTGTGTACCAAGTCATCGGGGGATTCTTGGCCTTTGATGTGATCCGGGGATGATACTCCGCTCCCTTCCAGCAGTGTTCCTTGAATGAACAGAAGGTGCAAGTCTTGGGCATGAGGCGGTTGCCTGTTTCATACTTGATACCCTTCTCTGTGTATGTTTCTGGCACAGAAGTGAAAGGCACCCGGAACTTAGCGTCTGTGACTATGGCGTGAACACGCTTGGCAGCTTCATCAAGATATGTCTTGCGATCCTCGTCTTGATTGTCTGGGGCCTCGACAAAGTCCCACTCCCCGCTCGACTTGTTGATGGCTATCCAGCCACCGAAGGGCATGCCCTGCGACTCTGAGTATAGATATCCCTGCATGATGTAGCCGAAGGGATCATCTTCTTTGATTGCGTCGTAGCCGCCACGTCCCGAGAACTTGTTGTCAAACGACCACGGGCTTGTGGACTTAACGTCCCACACCTTGCCGTCAATGATAACATCGAGAGTTCCGTTTACAGTCTGGCCTGCTATGGACAGGGAACACTTCTCTTGCTCAGAGGCTACGTTGACACCTGCAGCCTTCATAATTAGAACTGCGGATGCTTCTATCAGATCACCAATAAGAAAACGAACAATATCGTTGTAAGCGACATCCTGCTTGAGTCCCTGCTTTTCTAATTGTTGCTGGCACAGAGGACGGCCCAGCCCGGACATACGAATACGATAGTCCGAGTTGCGGCTAAACTGCTTACGTATAGCAGTCTTACAGTCCTCTCCAAAGGCTTCAATAAGATCGTCGAGACGAGAGGAGTCAATCTCCCCTCGCCCCGCCTTTTGGAGGAAGTCTTGTACTTCCAAGAGATGAAGCATCAGCTTGCGAAACGCTGCGCCAGATCGAGGTCTTCATCATTCATCGACATCTTCACAGCGGCCTTGTAGTCAGTCATCACTGACTCATTGTGGCCCTTGACCGTCTCGCCAAACATCTTGATCAGGTCTTTATCTGCGTCGGTAATCGACACTTCTTTTACAAGACTTAGTTTCGGAGTCCAGAAGATCACACTACCGTTCTTCTTTTTCTCCGTAGACAGTTCGATTACAGCCTTCTGCATCAGGATTTTACGCCGTGTCAGTTGCTGATCGATGAAGTCTCGTACTGGACGAAATCCTGACCTCTTGAAGTACGCCATGAATGGCACGTTCTCAAGCGGTGTATGTGTTCCATCGGCAGCCTTAGCATCCGGCGCATCCAAGACTCCGTAGATGACCTGATTACAATTCACTGACTGACTCAAAACCACACGAGGGTCATCATCAGGAAGAGCTTCCTCTTCTGCCCTCGTCAGTCGTCCACACTTATTTCCGCCCTCGCTATCTGGGAACTCCCCAGACAGGGTGGGCCGCTGCACAGACTTACAGGAGAACTTCTGTTCGTCCTGATTCCACACAGACCATTCGTATGTTCGCATCAAGGGACGGATATATACCTTATCCGAGTAACTCGGTCCGGACCCATTCCAGATGCGCCAAGCACCACGCTTCAGCGTGATCCCGTCGTCGTTTTCTGCCTCGTAGTTGATTGTCAGGCGTGGCAAGCCTACACGTGGAGTAGAATCCACGTCAGCCTGCCCTGACATCTTCATCAAGGTTTCTTCGTCTCCCGCATCAAACGCGGTCAAAAATTGATTCAGTTCGTCGTTCATTTGAAGTTCTGTACCCATATCATCCTCGTGTTGGGTGTTGAAAGTAGAAGTATTATACAGTTAACACTTCTTCTAAGTCAAGCCAGTTTTTTCCCATTTTTAATTCTATTCCTACAGGCATGTCGTACCGCACACCGTAACGCCGCTCCGTCTCCTGCGGTATAGCCAGCATACTTTTCGCCATGATCTCAATGCACTGCTTCTCTTCTCCCGGGAACACGTCCATGACAATCGAGTCGTGAACTGTGTTGCAGATCACAGACTGTAAGTCACTGTCTTTCAACGATTTATGCAACATGACAAGAGCGATAGGCAGCAAGTCTGCAGTAGCAAATCCCTGCACAGGATAATTGCAGATGGCAGTCCGGTTCGTGGCGGTGCCCCACTCCGTCCAGCGGGTTCCCGGGAAACAATACTGACGACCAGAGGGAAGGTGAACGTGCCCCTTCGTCACTGCGTCCCGTTGCAGCAACTCATGCCAGTCGCTGACACCGATATACTTTTGCTTGAAGGCACGGTAGTAACGCTTCTGATCCTCAGTGCCGCTGACACCGCCGTAGAGAGGCTTGAAGGTGTGCGCCTTAGCTTCCTGACGTGTGCAGCCAATGATGCCAGCCGTGTAGTTGTGAACATCCGTACCAGCCTCGACATCACTGCGTATGCCATCATCTCCCGCAAGGAAGCCAGCAACCCGAAACTCTAGCTGCGAGTAGTCTCCCTCAAGTATCGAACCACCCTCGAACCTGCTTTCTACAGCCTTACGTATGATGAAGGTCGAGCCTCGCGGCATATTCTGGAAGTTAGGGTTGCGAGACGACAGTCGTCCTGTCGCCGTCACACACTGCATATACTCGGTGTGGATGAAACCGTGGGGGTCCATGTTGTTTTCCATACCCTCGACAAAGGATCGCAGGTAGGTTCGCACAGCAGAGTAACGAACGTAAGCCTCTGCAAACTCACGAGCGTCACCCCGCAGGTCTGTCATCATTTCTTCGAGGGTAGACTTGTCAGTCTTGAAACCACCCGCTGCCGTGTCAAAAGTATCACGGGGAATCAGCCGGAACCCAGCAACCTCACCCGTGCTTTGATAAATGACGCCGGAGCCACCACACGTCCTACAGATACGAACCGCCTTACCGGGGGTGCCATCCTTACGAGGAGGGCTGTAGCGGCCCTTCCCGTGGCAGTCAGGACACTGTTTGCCTATGGTCTTATACAGAACGGTAGTCTCGTTGAGGATGTGTCGCTTGAACTCTCCCTTCGCCATGCGAGTTCGCTGCTTAGGCTTCTTGGTTGCGCCGCGAACCTCGTGACCAAGATTGAAGATAGCAGCCCACCGCTTCTTGTCCCTGATAGCACAAGAGTAGAAGAGACGTGACCGGTCGTCAGGACTGTCAAGATTGATAGGTGTGTCACCCATCGCGTTCGCGGCTAGTTCCTGCAGCCTACGCTCTAAGGTAAATAGTTCGTCCTCGTACTGCTTACGGATGTCTGCAAGTGTTGCGTGATTTATCTTGATACCGTTGCGTTCGATGTCAGCAAGAACGTCAGTGACTTCAAGCGATAGACGCAAAGTGGGCAAGAGTGCCTGATTCTTCATTGAATAGTTCCTCAAATGTAGTGCCGAAGGCTTCGAGTTGTGCAAGGGCTACTTGCTCGGTTGCAAGGACATCAGCCTTGCCATATGTTTCAATTATCTCCCAAGGAATGTCATAAAACGTTTTACCTTCCTTGAAATACGGCGCGACAAGGTCTGTCTCTTTTTGTACTCCACTATACTTTTCTGCAAGACTAGCAAGTCCCAGAGGCCAACGACGCGCCCGCGCCAGTAAATATTCCGCAACCATCGTGTCATAGATATGTCCCTTGTATACGAATCCGCAGTCGCGAATCCAAGATAGATCGAACTTTATGTTCTGTCCAACAATAACGTCAGCGTGGTTCAAGGCAGCTTGAAATTTTGTGAACGCACCCTCGGTTGGCGGCTGTGTCGAATGATAGTAGCAGTCGTAGTCCACAGTGCTGTTGAGCCACTTATAGCCTATCGACACAAGCTGATTGCCGAAATACGGCAGGGGTGTGGACGAGCCGTTCGCCTTCTCACGATGCGTTGTTTCAATGTCAAAGGTCAGGACATTCATCAGTAGTATACTCCCCTGTGTACATCGATGTGACAAGTCTCCATGCCGTGCCAGCCGTTGATCTTGTTCTTCGATATACAGATGTGGCGCACCGTGTTTTCCTCTTCAGAAGTTCCGGTCTTGCCGATACCTATGATGACATCCGCCTCACCAGCCTTACCGGTCTTAGAGTTGTCCATCATGTTGTAGTCAATAAATTGACGGTCATGTCCGTCGTTTGACGCCTGACTGACAGCCCACACAAGCAACTTGTTACGCTTGGCAACCTCTCGGGCAAGAACATATATTTCTTTGAGGCGCTCGTCACCCCGACTGAAGTTACCGTCAACCCGGAACTTGTCAAGCTGATCACAGAACATCACGTCCGGTTGATTTAGCTGTGCGTAGTCATTCAATTCATCCATTGACATACCCACAGCGTCCATGACTGTCAGGTAGGGGTCCACCTCTTCCATGTACCTGTCGTTGAGTTCGTCGGATGCCGACTGCATCTCTGCCTTCGTCTGTGCAAAGTATGCCTGAATGATGCGCGTCTTTATCTTGTCGGCACGTTCCTCATTTGCCCAGTACACAACCTTTTGTTTTTGCTTGATATACTGAGAGGCAGTGAATGCACAGAAAGTTGTTTTGCCTGTTTCTGGTCGGGCAAAGATGATACCCAAGTTGCCACGATCCATCCCCGGCAACCTGCTGGAGATGATGTCCCAGTCAAAAGGGAAGTCGGGATCACCAGCTTCGTCCTCCAAGAGTTCTGACAGACCCTTCGTCACTTCTGTGTATGTAGTTTTGTCAGACATGCGCCCGTCCTCGACCATGTCGATCAGGGTCTTGAGTTCACCGAAATGTTCTGACTCGCCGGTAAAG